GCAAAGGCTGGAGTTATCAAGGCGCTTGAGAAGGCTGCCGCGAAGTTTAATGAAAGAGTAAGTTAATGGCTGAGTTACGCATCCCGATTATCGGTGAGTTCAAGGGTAAGAAAGCCTTCGATGATGCTGGTAAAGCAACAGGCAAATTAGACGATAGCGTTAAGAAACTAGGCAAGGCGTTACTCGCCGCGTTCAGCATCCAGAAGATCACTCAGTTCAGCAAGGCAGCCGTTAAGGCATTCGTCGAAGATGAAGCCGCTGCAAGCCGTCTTGCTCAGTCGGTAAAGAATCTAGGACTAGCCTTCGAGACTCCAGCGATCGAAGCGTTTATCGAGCAGTTATCTCGCGCCTCAGGGGTAACAGACACACAGCTTCGTCCGGCCATGCAGCGCCTATTGCAGACCACAGGCTCACTTGCTAAGTCAACAGAGTTAATGAATCTTGCCCTCGAAGTAAGTAGAGGCTCTGGCGTAGATTACGAAACCGTAGTTAATGATTTATCAATGGCCTACGTCGGACAGACTAGAGGGCTTCGTAAGTACTCACTAGGACTTACTCAGGCAGAACTTAAGACGGCGACATTCGCCCAAGTTCAGGAGAAACTGAACAAAACCTTTACAGGCGCTAACGCGGCATACCTTGATACTTATGCAGGCAAGTTAACCCTCATCCAGACGGCAGCAGGAGAAGCGCAAGAAACTATCGGTAAGGGTCTAGTAGATGCGTTCTCGATCCTGGCGACCGATACGGGAAGCATCACAGAACTTACAGAAGCCATGAACAGCTTCGCAGAGGCAACAGCAACAGCCTTCCGTAACGTCGCAGTCCTAGTCAGTAACCTAGATAAGTCAATGCAAGCTGCTTTTGGACTTCTTGGAGTACTTGACAAAATTACAGGCAGTAACTTCGTTAAGATATTTGGCGGTGCATTCGGATTACTTTCAACACAGGGCGGCGGTTCATTCAGTAGCTTTGCAGGTGCAGGGATGGGCGGATATCCAAGCTCTGCACTCGGCCCCGGTTATGTAGATCCTAATCAAGCAGCTCGCGAAAAGGCTGAGAAAGAAGCGGCAGCTCGTGCAGCAGCACTTGCGGCCTTGCAGAAAAAAACCTTAGAAGCTCAGAAGAAAGCCTTAGAAGCACAGAAGAAGGCTAACGCTCTTAATAAGGCCGCAAAGACTATCGATATTGATCGAATCAGCATGACAGCAGCCCTTCGTGGCAAGATCAGCGAGACCGATCGCTTATCTCTAAACCTTCAATTAGCCTTGCTAGATAAGAATGAAGAGCAGGCACTCAAGTTATCAGCCGAGTTAGAAGCAGCCGTCAAGCGTCAGCTAGCGTTATCCGCTGCACTTCTTGCTACACCTAAAGCGCCTAACCCTTATGCGGACTGGAAGATTCCAGAACTAAAGATGCCTAGCGTCTCAATACCGGCAACACTTATTACAGCCACAACCGAAGCCCTCGGCGTGCCATCGATCTCTGACATTCCAGCAACAAATACTGGCGGAATGACCGATGCACAATCAGAAGTCTTTGACGCGATTACTGACTACATCAGAAGATTCGGCGATCCAACTAAAGACCCAACAGTAAACGTCACAGTAGTCCTTAATGATCAAGAAGTAGGCAACGCAGTTAGAGATGTATCTGTAAACGATTCTTTATCAGGATCATTTAATACAGTCAATCGCACAGGTCGATTTGGTCTAAGTGGTACGCAGTGACCCTTCCGGCAACGATCTCGGTATCTTTCGACTTTAGCCAAGGTGCTACATTCGGATTCCCGTTTACTATCGGTGATCCAGTTAACGGCATCATCGGCGTATCTCAATTCGCATCAAGTGAAGTCCCAGAGCCGGTAATCGATCTCAGTTCGCAGACTCGCCAGATTAGGATTAGCCGTGGGCGCAATATCATGCGCGATACTTACGAAGCAGGTAATTGCACAGTCCGAGTTATCGATCAGAATGGCGACTTCAACCCACAGAATCCAGCCAGCCCATACTTTGGCTATCTGACTCCACTTCGTAAGATCCGCGTAGCAGCTACTACTCCAACCTCTCAGGCTTTTCTATTTTCAGGTTATGTCACAGACTATAAGTACACATATCCACAGGGGCAGGAATTAGGTTATGTCGATATCACCTCCTCGGATGCATTCCGCTTATTCGCTATGGCTAACGTCTCGACGATTGCAGACTCAGGTAGTGGGCAGACTACTGGCACACGCATAGATAAGATTCTTGATCAGGTAGACTTTCCTTCTAGCATGCGCTTCATCGATGCAGGATCTACAACAGTACAGGCAGACCCAGCCACTACCCGTACAAGTCTTTCAGCCATTCAGGTAGCAGAGTTTACAGAGCAGGGAGCCTTCTTCGTCCGAGCAGATGGAGAAGTAGAGTTCAAGGATCGTGCCGATGTAGTGGGATCACTAGCGCCAGCACCGATTGAGTTCAATCAGACTACTGGAATCCCATACTCGAACCTTCGCTTCGCCTTTGATGATAAGCTCATCATCAACAGCGCTACGATGAAGCGAGTCGGTGGGGCTACAGTCACCGCCAACAATGTCGATTCGATTGCTAAGTACTTCCCTCATGGCATGAACGTCGAGAACTTGATCGCTGAGACAGACGCGCAGGTTCAAGACATAGCCAGCATTTACGTCGCTACTAGAGCAGAGACTACGATCCGAATTGATGCCATGACTGTCGATCTATTGGATACAGCCGTGCCAACAGACACGATGATCGGGCTTGAGTATTTCGACAATGTAGAGATCACCAACGTACAGCCAGAGGGGTCAGTCATCGTCAAGACTTTACAGGTTCAAGGCTTGGCGTGGGATATCACCCCTAATTCAATGAAATGCACAGTTACAACACTTGAGCCTATAGTAGAAGGATTCATCATAGGATCCTCGACTTACGGTATAATCGGACAATCCATAATGGGATACTAGGAGAAAACAATGGCAACAGGCTTTCCAGCGACTACGGGCGACATCTTTACGGCGGCAGACTATAACGGTCTAGTAACCTTCGAGATTAAGGCAGATCAGGTTAACGATTACACGCTAACAGTCGCCGACTCCTATCAAGTTCTAGTGCCTATGAACAAGGCCACAGCCATCGCGCTTAAGATTCCTACTAACGCTACAGCGGCTATCCCTGTCGGATCTGTTATCACTATCCTTAACGAAGGCGTCGGAGTCTGCACGATCTCAGCAGTTACCTCTGGCACTACTACAGTTCTCTCAGCTGGAGCCGTAGCAGCCGCCCCTACCCTTGGTCAATATAAGTCAGCCGCTTGCATCAAGACTGGCACAGATACCTGGTACATCGTCGGAGCCATTTCATAATGATTGCCAACTCAATAACTGGCATTCTTGCTGTACCCGTGCCGCTTAAGCCTGTCGTTACAGGTGGGACGTTAACCTCCGATGCAACTTATTACTATCGCACATTTTTAGCTAATGGCACTTTAGGAGTTAGCACGACCGCTTTAATTGCTGATCTATTGGTCATTGCAGGCGGTGGTGGTGCAGGTGGAGACCGCGCAGGCGGTGGTGGAGCTGGTGGTTTTAGATTTGTCTCATCTCAAAGCCTTTCAGTAGCTAACCATAATGTAACTATTGGCGGAGGCGGTAACGGAGCAGCTTCTGGAAGCCAAGCCGCTGGAACCGATGGAATTGCATCCTCATTTGCATCTTTGGTTACATCAACTGGCGGTGGTAAGGGTGGTAACTGGAACACCGTTGGATCTAACGGAGGCTCTGGCGGAGGCGGAGGCGGAGTCGATAGTGCAATCGTAGGGGCAGTAGCTAGAGTCGGTGGAACTGGCGTATCTGGTGAAGGATTCGGCGGTGGTACAAGCGCGCTATCTACAGAGCCAGTTACATATTCCAAGGCAGGAGGTGGTGGTGGTGCAACAGCCGTTGGCACTAACGCAACTGTTAACGATGCAGGCGACGGCGGTAATGGATCAAATACTTATTCAGCGATAGCGACTGTGACTTCTACTGGCGTATCGGGATATTACGCAGGTGGCGGTGGCGGTGGCGCAGATCAACGCACAGGCGGTGCTGGAAGCAATGGCACAGGCGGTCTTGGTGGCGGTGGAAATGGTGGCGGTATCAATAACGGCACAACTAACACTGGCTCAGGCGGTGGTGGAGGTTCGTTTAATGGATCTGCATTTACTGGCTCAGGCGCTGGTGGTTCTGGTCTAGTAATTGTTCGATACACAAAGGCACAGGTGGACTAATGGCACACTGGGCAGAACTAGACGATACTAATAAAGTCATTCGTGTTCTCGTTGGTGACAATAATGATCCAGCAGGAGATGAAGGCTATCAATGGCTAATCGATAACCTTGGTGGCAAATGGGTTAAGACAAGCTACAACAGCAATATAAGATTTAATTATGCAGGGATTGGTTATACCTACGATCCAATCGATGACGCATTCATAGCACCTATGCCATGCGATCACGCAGAATTATTATTGAACGATCTAAAGCGATGGGAATGCTCCAATGAAGCCCATACTATCTAAGGCTGGGCAACAGCTAAGAGAGCAATTCGATGACACCTTCCCAGATCGTGATCGGCGTTCCGATGGCTGGATCGGCGATCTCCGTCATTCAGCGCGTCCTAGTGATCATAACCCTGATCCAGCGACAGGGGTGGTTCGCGCCATCGATGTCGATCGAGATGTACATAAGTCAGGCAAGCCCGACCTCATGCCCGATATTGCAGATCAGCTTCGACTCGCGGCCAAGCGTGGCGAGAAGCGAATCTCGTACATCATCTTCGCAGGACGAATTGCATCGTCTCGCATGGGCTGGCGCTGGCGCAAGTATTCTGGAAGTAATCCACATAACGCGCATTGCCATATCTCTTTCAGTAAGCAAGGCGATCAAGACGGCTCTTTCTTTAATATCCCGTTACTAGGAGGCAAGGCATGAACATGAAACATCCAGCACTAATCGCAGTAGGCGCATTCCTAGCAGTATGGGGAACTACTTCTAACTTCGATCTTAACTATCGTTCAATCCTAGGCGCAGTAGTCGCCGGGGTATTCGGATACGCGAGCCCTAAAAAGTGAGCCAAGAAAACTTCTTCACTCTTTACTTTGCCAGCCTCGCCGTAATCGGTGGTCTTGCAGGTTATGTCATCACTCACTTGCTATCCGAAATTAAGCGACTTAACTCGCGTGTCGATGAGATCTACAACATC